AGAAAGTGAAACTAACGGTTGACATTACTACATTAATAGTATATATTGATTCTATAAGCAACAAAGGGAGATACCAATGGCTTACGTAACTTATACTAATCGCAACTCAAACGACTATCGTTTTACTTGCAAAACGCTTGACGACCCAGCTATTTCTGACTTAAAGGAAATGCTCAAAACTCGCAATAAATGGATCACTGACTCTCGTAAACGTTATCCTGACGGATACGCTTCTGACATGAAAACGCAGGGCTTGCGAATCCGCCCTCGTGGTCCACGTCCATCCCAATGGGCAAAAGATACTCCTTGGGAAAATGCCACACATTATGACGTTTATATTCGGGATTACCCGACTACTAAAGAACGCAACTCGTGGGGATTTTAATATGGGCAACTATCAATCACTTGTAAATGACTATTTAGAAAAAGGTGGTACAGTTACCAAGGTAAAGCCTTCAACTGTACGCTTCAAAACATTCCGTGGTAAGGCTGGAACCTACAACCGCGGCTCTAAAAAAATCACTCTTAGAAATCAAGGATTCGCATAATGGAATATATTAATGAAAAACAAATCCCCATGATGGATATTATCATGGATGTAAACGCTGGCGTTATTAACCCAGATCCAATTGGCCAACGCCCTAACATTTCTTCGGGCTGGGCTAAAGCTCAAGGTATTATTGAATCACTTATTACTGGTTTTCCAGTTGGTTCAATAGCTGTTCGAGATATTACAAACGATGCGCCTAACCAGTGTGTTTATCCTGGTGTAAAGTGGCTTGTAATTGATGGCGGGCACCGTATCCGTGCAATTCGTGATTTCCAGCGCGGCGAGTTTACGACATTTGATAATCGTAATTATCGTCAACTTACAGATAAAGAAAAAGCAAACTTCGATAAAGGTTTAACCTTTACGGTATGTATTTGTACAGACCAAGAAGCTACTACATTTTTCCGTAGACTAAACACTGTTACACCAGTAAATCGTATTGAAATGATTATGGCTAATGACGTTTCAAACGTTGCTCGTGTAATTCGTTCTATAGTAAAGTCTTATAAAGAATACCAATACAACGATATTCATCCAATCTTTGAAACCATTACTCGTAACGGTGGAAAAATAAAAGCAAAATATTGGAATACTGATGTAAACCCACGCCGTCGTTGGGATGAGTACGTAGGTGTAGCCATACTCAAAACACTAGGTGGTGGCAATGTAAATGCTAGCCTAGATGCTCTTGACGATGCAGTAGAAAACAATATTGATGTGTCTGAAAAAACTATCAAAACCGTAAATCGTTTCTTTGATGATGCACTTGAAATCACGCGGACTATGGGTTCAACAAAGAAAATGAATGGTGATACTTTCTCAGCATTCCAGGCAGTTTGGTTCTCACTTTATGAGCAAAACAAATCTTTTGTAATTAAAGATCACAATAGTTTTGCAAATGAGTTTTATGCTGCTCATGCTGTTCTTACTGGCCTAACACCTCATGCTTTTGATAAAGAAGTACGTGAATTTGCGTCTGGTCCTCGAGGCAGCATAAAAACTAAAACTGAAACTGTTCGTGGCTTTACTCGTACTGCTATTAAAAATTACGCAAACCCTTCTGAACAAAATGAAGTTGCACAACTTTATCTCGATAAAATGAATATCAAACAGTGTGTATTATTCCGCGATGATCGCCGCACAATCTCAAAAGATAAAAAGTTTGATATGCTTTCAATACAAGATTTTAAGTGTGCTATTGATGGTCAATCTTTGAGCATTGATGACGCAATCTTTGGTCACGACACGGCTTGGGCTGATGGTGGTCAAATTGAAGAAGGTGCAATCATTCGCAAAGTCCATAACGTAAACATGGGCACAACCACTCTTGACGAATATCGTCTTATTCTTAGCATGCGCAAAGAAAAAGAGTTGACATAATGCATAATTGTGTTACTATAAACTATGATTTAACTGTAGGTGATATATGAAATACGATAGTGGTAAACCAAAAATCCATTTAATTCCGCCTGAAGCTATTATTGAGGCTGCTAAAGTCTTTGGCTTTGGTGCTGAAAAGTATGGTGAAAACAACTGGCGACAAGACATAAATAAATTTCCAGTATCTCGGCATTATTCTTCAATCCAACGCCATCTAATGGCATACCATTCAGGTGAAGATCTTGATCCCGAGTCTGGTTTACCACATCTATCTCATGCGCTTACTCAAATGATGATACTTGTAATGACTACAATTGAAAGCGATCCAAAATTAACTGATGATCGTTATAATACAGGAGATAATGAATGATAACGAATAGCGTAAACGACATTCGCAATTTCTTTATCGGTGAGCTTAACGATGAAGCTTATACCATCGATAAAACTGGCGCTAAAACAATTGAGCTAATTGGTGCATCTTTTATTGCAACTGAGCCATCTATTTTTGGTAAACCAAGCCAAGTCTATATTGATGCTGAGCTCGAGTGGTATGAAAGCCAATCAACAAATATTAACGATATTCATCCTAATAAAGAACCACCTGCAGCTTGGCAATACGCTGCTAATAAACATGGTGAGATCAATTCTAACTATGGTAAGCTTATCTTTAGCGATGTGTATAATAACCAATATGATAAAGTACTAACTGAATTGCTTGAGCATCCTGATGGCAGGCGTTCTACTATGGTCTATAATCGCCCTAATATCTGGTTAGACTATAAAGACAATGGTAAGAATGATTTTATTTGTACTAATGCTGTAACATATTATGTTCGTGATGGGCTACTACATTCTGTCGTACAAATGCGATCTAATGATGTAGTCTTTGGTTATAAGAATGATAATGCATGGCAAATGTATGTTGTAAGAAAATTATGTGACGCTTATAATGCCCGACGCTTTGAACGTACATCAAATGGAAATGGTACAGCTATTGAGCCTGGTATGATGGTATGGCAGGTCCAGAATTTACACGTATATGAACGCCATTTTAACTTGGTAAAATAATATGAATGAGCCTACACAAGGTAAACTTATTCTTATTTCTGACATTATTGAAACTCGTCTGCGTAAAGAAAAAGAAATAGAATATTATCAAAAGCAATTAGAAAAAATCCAGCAAAAAATGCTTTTCTTACAAAAAGATCTTGATATAACTAATTTGATTATTGATATGATCGAAAAAGAAAAAGTCGTAGACATTAAAGAAAACATGGAAACAAAACTATTAGGAGACAAAAATGGATAAACCTCAAGTACTGCGAGCTTTGCATGCAGGAATAGTAGAAATTACGTTCACTAAAAAAGATGGAACAAAACGTGTTATGGAATGTACTCTTAAAGATGATATGATTCCTCAACTCGAACTTCCGCTTGAAGAAAATAAAAAAGAACGTAAAGTAAATCCTGATGTTTTACCCGTTTGGGATACTCAAAAAGGCGCCTGGCGATCATTCCGTTGGGATAGTATAACTATGTGGGTTGCTGGTGCATGACACAAGAACGTTATCATGATTACATGGGTCGAATGATGCGAGAAAATGATGAGCGCCAAGTAAAATGGGATGACCGTTTTATGACCATGGCTAAACTTATTTCATCTTGGAGTAAAGATCCATCAAGTCAAATTGGTGCAGTTGCAGTTAACGATGAACGTCGTATTTTGGCTACAGGTTACAACGGGTTTCCAAAAGGTATTACAGATACAGAAGAACGTTTAAACAATAGAGAAAAAAAGTATCCTTTAATTGTACATGCTGAAACAAACGCTCTAATGAATGCGCTTTACTCTGGCGTTTCATTGAAAGGTGCAACGTTATATGTGCATGGATTACCTATTTGTCCTGATTGTACTAAACTTATTATACAGGCAGGAATTACTAGAGTTGTAATAGGAAAAGCAACACCTGACACTCCGGTAACATGGATTGATCTATGGAATGAGCAATCATGGCCAATGTTTAAAGAGTCAGGTGTTACGGTAACTCATTTTGGCTAATAACTTATCTGACATTTATTCTGGGGTTAAGAAGAACGATCCTAATAGGCGAGAGAACGATTTTTATCCTACTCCGCCTTTAGCTACTTATGTTTTATGTAAGTATAATAATCCGCCGCAAAACATAATAGAACCTTGCGCCGGCCGTGGTAATATCTCGGTTGAACTTGCACGTAATGGCCATACTGTCTTAAGTTATGATCTCAATGAATATTCTGACTCTTTGTGTAGTATAAACACGCCATACGATGCCACTAAACTTCCAGTTAATCCTAACTGTCGAGGTGTAGTAACAAACCCTCCATATCATAAAGACCTTCCTCGTAAATTAGCTGAAAAGTGGTTACAAGAATATGAATATGTAGCTATGTTTGTAAGGCTAACGTTTTTAGAAGGAATTAAACGAAAAAAGTTGTTTACAAACCACCCTCCTAGTGATATAATAGTTTTATCAGATAGAATCAGATTTAGCAAAGAACACGTTGAGCCTATTGAAAAAGAAGACCAAATTGGTGGAATGATTTCTTACATGTGGATTGTTTGGGACCAACGTAAAACTGGCATAAATACAAATATGCAATGGGTAAAATTAGACGATGAATATGAAGAATGGCGATATATTTACGACAAGACACCATATACAATTGCATAAATAAAACGTGAATTGAATTAAGGAATACATTATGAACAATGTCTCTGTGATTATGGCTCGCGGTGTAGAAGGTTGTGGCGTAACTAAATATACCGTTGAACAAGTAAAGTGGTTGCGTAAAAATGGTTACAACGTAAAAGTATACGCCGCTAAAGATAAAAACTACTCCCGTAAAAATGCACACGACCTAGGCGAATTTGAATGGTTTAAATTTGCCCACGACGAGCCTATTAATAAAATGATTGATGAATGTAATAATTCAGATGTTGTTATGATTAACTCTTTACCTTCACGAGATACTGGTCGAGGTAAAGGCTCAGGTGCTCAAGCCGTTGACAATTGGAAACGAGCTTTATCAAGTATTAAAACACCAAAAGTTCTCATTCAACATGACCACACTGTTTACTCTATTAAACGGAATGGCGCTCTTGAAGAATCAATTGATGCTGCTGACATTATTTTTGCACATGCAACTACAAACGATTTCTCTCAATATGTAAAAGATCATACAGGTTCAGGTGGATTAGCTACATTTTTAGGTGAAGAAACAAAAAAGATTTTTCCATTCCAACCTGGTATTGATTTTGATGGAATACGAGCGCAGTATTGGAAACCAATCAAAGAACAAGATCCTAAGCATCATAAGTGGATTGGTCGTACAACTTCTTGGAAAGGTTACAGACTTATGTTTGCTTGGCATAATATGTACGCTTCACAAGAAGGCTGGCTCACTACAATGGAAGGTATTGAGAAATCACCAGCCTGGCTAGGATTTAAAGTACTTTCTGAGTTTTATGACGAGCTTGCAAATCAACCAGATGATGTAGATCTTGCATCTCGTTATGGTGATAAAGCATCTGTATTTAGTACGTTTATTAATGATGAGCTTATGCATCGCATGTCTAAAGTTGGTTTTGGTTATCAATTAAGTATTCTCAAACCCAAGTACATCGAGCGTTCAATTGAATATACTCACCAAGAAGTTGTAGCTGCTGGTACTGTTCCTGTATTCCGTAAAGAATATGGTGATGTTTGCGTCCATCGAGTATCTGGTGACACCTTAACACAGACTCCTAATAATGGAACAGTTTGGCTTGAAGAAGGCCAAGATAATAAAGAAGCTCTTGAGCTCGTACAAAAATTAAGTGCAGACAATGTTATGCGAGATGAGTATCGTGAGATGGCGTATGAATTTTACAAAACTCACCAAGATGCCGACGCAACATTTAACGATTTAATGAATACAATAAAGGAAAACCTATGATTAGTCATGCTTCTATCGTGCCACTTATTGGTGGTGAAACATTAGGCGCTATGGCCGCTTATGGAAACAAACCAGATTACTTTTTATCTTATTCAGCATTTGCTGCTAACGATAGTCACATCCGTAATTACTTGCCTGATGTACCTTTCTACCTCCTAGATGAAGGCCAGAAAGCCCCGCATCAGGTTGATGTAGTTCATACAGTGTGTCCGTGTGCCGGCCTTTCGCAGTTATCTCACGGCTTTGGAGATGATAATCCTAATAACCAATGGATGGGAGAAACGGCCCGTTATGTGTTAGGTGAAATGAAACCAAAAGTATTTTGGGGTGAGAATGCACCAGGTTTTGCTGGTAAAATTGGTGATACTGTACGCAACGAGTTAAAACAAATTGGTAAAGAAAACGGGTATACAATGTCTGTTTATCGTACTAAAACATTGTTGCATGGTGGCCCACAAATTAGAGAGCGCTCGTTCTATTTCTTTTGGCAAGATACGCGTGTGCCATTAATGAACTATTATAATAGACAACACACACCAATTGAAGATGTATTAACCGGCGTAAAGTCTAACTTTCAAATGGAACCAATTAATAAGAAAACACCTTCTAAAGACGATATTTACTATACCTTTATTCTTGAAGAAATTCATGGTGGCATTACTCATACTGAGTTTGCTAAAATTGTCGAGCCTCAAAAAGTACGTAATGCTGATGTCTTTTCTTATATCGAACGAATGGGTTATGATTATAAACAAGTTGGTGCTTGGATGGAAAAACGCGGTTTACAAAAAGAAGTCGACAAGTGTAACTATCGTTATGATAAGCTTAAAGCAGGTGGAAATATTATGAGGCGTGGTACTATTGTTCCTAAGGATCACATCGGTGCATTCGTTGGTCACTACCCTACCATGCTTACACATCCAGTAGAAGATCGTTACATTACTTATCGTGAAGCTATGACAATCATGGGTTTACCTTCTGACTTTGAATTGCTTAATCCTAAAAAGAATGCTAATCATATATGCCAAAACGTACCAGTGCAGACTGCTACTGACATGGCTACTGAAACAAAAAAATATTTAGATAATCAGCTTCCAATGGTTGACACAGACTACATTATACAGTATAATCATACTCAGAAACATAATTATACAGAAACACAATCAACACTTGAGGCGTTTATATAATGAAAAAAGATTTTATTTTAGATTTTGAAACAATCGGGCAAATACCTTATTTTGCACCGGCCATTTGTTGTTCTTATTACATTTTTGATTGGGATCGTTTTTTAAATCAACCATACACGTTTACTGAACTTTTGACTGTTATTCGTAAATCAAAATTATCTATTAAAAACCAAATAGAAAATTATGATTTTTCCTATACTCAGGATGATCTTCAATGGTGGTTAGACCAACCAAAAGATATTAGGATACAACTTAAACCAAGAGACAGCGACCTTACTGCAGGTCAATTTGTCGATGAACTTTGCTCGTATATTAAAAGCCACGATGGAATAAAGCATTGGTGGAGTAGATCAAATGGATTTGATCCTGTTATTTTAGATAGGCTTGCTCGAGAAACAAAAAGAGTTCCAATGCTAAACTCCTGTTTACCACACTGGAATGTCCGCGATACTCGAACATATATCGATGCTAAGTTTAATTTTACTACAAAAAACGGATTTATTCCTGTTAATGATGAACAATGGTGGAATGATAATTTTAAATTACATGATAGTACCCACGATGTTGCCGCCGACATCCTAAGGTTACAAGCTATATATCGTGCTGAAAATGATTTGGAGCAAACACAATGATGAAACGTCAAGTTCACGTAGATGAACTAAAACAATATTCTCTTTTTATTGGTACTCCCATGTACGGAGGCCAATGCAGTGGTAGTTTTACAAAAGCTTGTACTGACCTATCTACCATGTGCGCTGTTAATGGTATTAAGGTTCAGTTTTACTTTTTGTTTAATGAAAGCTTAATTCAACGAGCTCGTAACTATGTTACAGACGAGTTTATGAGATCTGAATGTACTCATATGATGTTTATTGATTCGGATATTGGCTTTAACGCTAAAGATATTTTAGCTATGTTAGCTCTACAGATTACTGATCCTGAAGAATATAACATTGTTTGTGCACCATATCCTAAGAAAATTTTAGCTTGGGAAAAAATCAAACTTGCTGCTGAACAAGGTTATGGCGATGATGATCCGTTCCAATTAGAAAACTATGCTGGTGACTATGTATTTAATCCAGTAGGAGAATCAGCATCATTTAGACTCGATGCTCCGGTTGAAATTGGAGAAGGTGGTACTGGGTTTATGCTTATTCCTCGTGCAACACTTGAGAAATTTGCTGAAGCTTATCCTGAAAAAAGCTATCTACCAGATCATGCCCGCACCGAATCATTTGATGGATCGCGAGAAATAATGGCATACTTTGATTGCGTTATTGATCCCGAATCAAAAAGATATTTGTCAGAAGATTATTTCTTTTGTAGATGGGCTCGCAAAGCTGGAATGAAAGTTTGGATGTGTCCGTGGATACCTTTACACCATATTGGTATGCATGTGTTTAAAGGCTCATTAGGCCATCTGTCACAGATTGGAGCTAATGCTACTGCAGACAAGACAAGTAAATCACAAAACTATAAGAACCGAGCTGAGAAAAGAAGGGATCAAAAAACGAAGAAAAAAGTTGACAGAAACAAAAAACCGTGATACTATTAAATAATGCAAATACAATTAGGAGTTCTATATAATGCAATTTTCTGAACAAACTCTTTCTATCTTAAAGAGTTTCTCCACTATTAACAAATCTATTCTAATGACACCGGGCAACGTTCTCAAAACAATTACACCCGAAAAAACATTAATCGCTCAAGCTAATATTCCCGATACAATCCCCCAAGATGCTTGTATTTACGATTTATCGCGGTTTTTGTCAATTTTATCACTATACACTGCACCAGACGTTGAGTTTGGAGATAAATATTTTGTGATCACTGAAGGTAAAAAGCGCACTAAATATACGTACGCTGACGTATCTATGATTCACACTCCTCCAAATAAGGAAATTAGTATTCCATCGGTGGATGTGCAAGTGAATATTTCTTGGGATGAAATGCAAACAGTGCTCAAAGCAGCTGGTGTACTTCAATTTTCTGAGATTGCTTTCGTTGGTCAAGAAGGCAAAGTCTATCTTAAAGCTGTAGACACATCATCTCCAAATGCAGATGATTACGGTGTTGAGATTGGCGAAACTGCAGATGAGTTTAATATCATTATCAAAACAGATAATCTTAAACTTCTTCCGCAAGACTATCAGATTACTCTTTGCGCAAAGGGTATCTCTGAATTTAAAGGAGAAAACGCTACATATATCGTAGCAATTGATACAAAGTCGACTTATAAGAAAGGACAATCATAATGGATGATGATCAAGTAGAAGACGCACAAGTCATTGGCGAACAACCACAAGGCGCACCTGATGCTAATTTAACTATGCAGGATATCGCTACGTTCGTGCAAATTATTGACGTGGCATCTCGTCGTGGTGCTTTTGAAGGCCGCGAGCTTGCAGGAGTTGGGATCCTTCGGAACAAAACCGAAGAGTTTTTGCGTCAGCAAGGAGCAGCCGGGCAGCGTGGTAGTATGCCTCCAGAAGCGGCACCAGCCGACGTACCAGAAGGACCTATGTCTGATAAGGTTGTGCAATAATAATGGTTGGGGCTTTAATTAGCCCCTTCCTTACTTTATATTATATTATGGAGACAATATGTCTATTGATGCTAAACAAAATGAAGTGCTCTGGGTTGAGCGCTACCGCCCGCAAGTAATTGCGGATACTATTCTCCCTGAAAAAACTAAAGCAATGTTTGAAAAGTTCGTATCTGATGATAACGTTCCAAACTTGCTATTGACTGGCGGTCCTGGCGTAGGTAAAACAACTGTAGCAAAAGCTATGCTTGAAGAACTCGGCTGTGACTATAAAATTATGAATGGCTCACTCAATGTTAATATTGATGCTATTCGTTATGACGTTTCAACATATGCGTCTGCGGTATCATTACAAGGTGGCCGTAAATATGTAATCTTTGACGAAGCTGATTATCTTAATGCAGCGAATGTACAACCGGCTCTTCGTAACTTTATCGAAGAATACTCAGCCAATTGTGGCTTTATCTTTACTTGTAACTTTAAAAATCGTATTATTCAACCTTTACGTTCTCGTTTATCTGAAGTAGATTTCTCTATTGAACAAACAGATCGCCCTAAATTGGCTATGCAATTTATGAAACGAGTAGAGGCAATTCTTGAAACGGAAAACGTTGATTATGATAAAAGTGTTGTTGCTAAAGTAATCCAAAAACATTTTCCTGATTTCCGTCGTGTACTTACTGAGCTACAATCTTATTCTGCGTCTGGTAAAATTGATGAAGGTATTTTTGTTAACCTTAAACAAGAATCGCTTGACGAATTGTTTCGACTATTAAAAGCAAAAGACTTTACTAACATGCGTAAATGGGTTGCAAAAAACTCAGACCAAGATATGAATGAAATGTTCCGTCGCATCTATGACATGTCTGGTGATAAAGTTCAAATGAGATCTTTACCTGGTTTTGTTGTTACTCTTGCAGATTATATGTATAAGGCAAACTTTGTAGCTGATCTTGAGATAAATATGATTGCGTTCCTAACGGAAGTAATGATTGAAGCGGAGTACAATTAATGTCAAACGAAATTAA